GGGTGCTATAGTGTCTTGGAAGTCAGCATATAATAATGGCATGGGCGTTATGGATGTACGCCTACCAAAAGTGTCAGCCAAGATAACGACAGACCGCAATGAGTTTGATGTGCAGCAGCGTATCATTGCATTGCATGGGGTAAACGGTACGTGTTCTAACGTGGCTATCTTTGGGGCTATTGACTTCTTCTGCCTCAACGGTATGATTACAGGTAAGCACGACACTATTAAACGTAAGAACACCAGTGGGTTTGACATGGACAGATTCATTACCAGACTGAATAAGTCTAAAGATGATTTCTATGGTAGAACAAAACAGCTACAGACATGGGCAGAAAGTTCCCTTGTCACGGTGGATGTCAAAGCCCTGCTTGATAGCATCATCAAGAGTGAAAAAGAATCTGAAAAGATGTTTGCTCTATACCGTGAAGAGGTATCTGACCGTGGTCAAAACGTGTTTGCCTTGTACAGTGCATTCACTAACTACGCAAGCTATGCCGACGAACGTAATGGCTTTACACTGCGTAACACAGGTAAGGACACTCAAGCTAAGACAATGCTTGAGCGTGAGTTCAAAGTGACCGACTGGATTAACACACCCCAGTTCCGGTCTGTTGTAAAACAAGCTGCTTAAAGAAAGGAAGGTGCGTCATGCAAAGTATTGATAACGCTACAGGAATGTTGATTGGACTTGCTGTGGGTGATGCTCTTGGCGCACCCCTTGAGTTCCTAGACGCCAGAGAACCAGCAGATTATATAGTTAATTTTCACAAGGGAGGGTATCATAACGTAGACATAGGCGAGTGGACTGACGATACAGCCATGACACTAGCAATGTGCAAAGCTATTCTCAATGAGGGTAAGTTTGATCCTTATGCCATCATGGATAACTTTGTATCTTGGTATAGGGACGGTGAATTTATACCGCGAGGTACGTGTTTTGATATAGGTACGACTACTATTCGTGCGCTAGAACGTTACATCGCAGACCCTACTGATCCATATAAGGGTGATGCTAATCCAAAGTCTGCTGGTAATGGAGCATTGATGCGAACTGCCGCTATTGTTTTAGCCGCTAGGAGTAGAGAAGAACTGATTACATTAGCAACACAGCAGACTCTACTTACACATGGCGCACCTCTATGTGTTGAATATGGAACTATGTTTGCAGAAGAACTATATTACTGTAAACCACTTGCTAAGTATGCTAAGTATCGACACGATACTAATGTGCCTCGCAATGAAGTGATGTCAGGTGGCTATGTAGTAGAGACATACATGGCGGCAATGTGGGCCTTTCAAACTACCAGTAGTTTTGAAGAGTGTATTGTTGCGGCAGTCAATCGTGGACATGACAGCGATACTGTAGGTGCAGTGGCTGGCATGATAGCAGGGGCATACTATGGTTGGACAAACATACCTGCTAGGTTTACGAAGCTACTTCAATGGCACGATGAGTTGTATACTACAGCAGTAATGCTACACAGAATGAAAGGTAAATAGTATGCTATCTATACAAGCACTTGCTGATGAGTATTACTTATCGCATGATTTCAAGAACTTACGTGATGAAACTAAAGCACAATATAAATACTTTCATCGCGTAATGTTTGACACTAACATAGAGGATCAACGTTTAGGTTCTGCTAATCTAACAGACACAACTACACGTCAAGCTAAGTTGGCATATGATTTGTGGTGTGATCGTGGTTTGTCTTTTGCTAATCACGTGATGGCAGCGACACGTATCCTCTATAACTATGGTGTGCGAATGGAGCATTGTAATCTCAATCCTTTCGCTATCGTGCGTAGGAGAAGCACACAGCCGCGCAAGATAGTTTGGGGTAGGGAGGATGTACGCAAGTTACTAGATGCTGCGTACAGCGATTTTAGCACCCGTAACATTGGATTGATTGCTCACATGGCATACGCTTGGTGTCAGCGTGTGGGTGATATGCGTGTCTTAACATGGGATGCCATACACTTTGACAAGAGGCGTGTACATATAGAACAATCTAAGCGTAGGGCAGAAGTGTTCTTGCCTATCGACGATGATTTATTTGAAATGCTACAGCAACAACGTGAAGACTTTGGCTTTCAACCTTTGGTTGCACCAAGACCACAGCCTATCAGTGGGGAGTATGTAGCATACAGCCAGTACAAACTGCCATTACATGCACGTAAGTTGATGGACGCCGCTGGATTGTCCAGTGACTTACGTCTGTCTGATTTACGTAGAACAGGCACAACAGAAATGGTAGAAGCTGGTGTAGGAATAGGACAGATCATGTCGGTAACAGGACATGCTAACCCACAATCAGTAAAACCATACATGAAGAACACATACGAGAGTGCCAACAATGCCTTGACAGCACGTCAAACTTATGGTAAAAGCACTTAACTGCCGCACAGGAGAGATTATATATGAATAATATATATAACATTGTAAGTGATATGAATGTACCAGTAGGTAGTACACTTAGAACCAAGTGTCCTAGCTGTGGTAAACGTACATTCACAGTGACTAACAACATGGGATCACTCGTATGGAATTGCTTTCGCATGTCTTGTGATATTAAAGGCGGCACACGTGTCCGTATGTCAGCAGACGACATTCGTGTACAACTCTCTGATGTAGCGCGATTTGCTAGTGGGGATGACTTTGATGTTCCTGAATATCTCGTGCCACATAATTACGACGTAGCAGAGTGGGCTATGGAATTGTATGGGCTTGACTCTAAAGAGTTAGGTTTGCTATATGATGTGCGTGAACACCGCGCTGTGTTCCCCATCAAACACGACGGTAAAGTTGTGGACGCCACAGGACGTGCGCTTGGTAAGCGTTTACCTAAATGGCGTAGGTATGGAAAAAGTGGCTTGCCATATTCGTTTGGTTGTGGTAAAGTCGCCGTAGTTGTTGAGGACTGTGTGAGTGCCGCCGTGGTTGGTGGCGGTAACTTTGTCGGGGTAGCTGTGCTAGGAACGTCATTGTCTGACGCACACAAAAAGTATCTTGCACAGTTCTCAACAGCCATCATTGCACTCGACCCTGATGCAGTGCGTAAAACAATACTGATGGCTAAAGAGTTGCGAGGACATGTCAATGATGTTCGCGTGTTGTATTTGACAGATGATTTGAAATATCGTAATCCAACTGATATGAATAACCTAGCCGACATAGGAGATGTATAATGGAAGTACCAATGTTAAGAAGTCTAATGGACAAAGTATTCTACGATGACCATCGTGGTGCTAAGTGTCCAGACAGATTATTTAGTTCTGACAATCGTAAGATTAAGCAGACAATAGACAGAGCAATGGATCACTACAATCGTAGTGTTACACCAGACGAGGTGCAAGCCCTGTTTGTATCAGATAATCCCACCATGACCACAGCACAAAGGCAAGGCTTTGATAGTTTATTTGTACAGTTAAAGCGTGAAGAGCCTATGGGCAATGACATAGCACAAGAGGTGCTATCTAAGTTGTTCCAAAAAGTTGTTGGTGAAGACGTTGCTAACATTGGTTTTGATATGGTAAGTGGAACAGGAGGAACGTTGGAACCATTACGTAATCTCCTTGAGCGGTACGGTGATGACTTTACGCCTAATCTAAACATAGAGTGGGATGATATTACTATCGAAACCCTACTAGCTAAAGCTGATCTTGAGGCACGTTGGTCCTTTAACATCCCACCTGTGGCAAGAAAGATAGAGGGAGTAAGTGCAGGTCAACTAATAGAGGTGGGTGCGCGACCTAACACGGGTAAAACATCCTTCCATGCTAGCTTGATAGCCGCGCCCAATGGCTTTGCACATCAAGGTGCTAAGTGTATTGTGCTATGTAATGAGGAGCCTACTCACAGGGTTGGTGCAAGGTATCTAACTGCTGCGGCTGGTATGTCAGCAAGAGAGGTAAAAGAGAACCTATCAAAAGCCAAGTCATTGTATGAGCCTGTGATGAATAACATCAAGATCAAGGAAGCATCTGGACGTGACATGAACTGGGTAGAGAGTGTTGCTAAAACCTACAGGCCAGATGTTCTAGTGCTTGACATGGGTGATAAGTTTAAGGCAGAAGGTGGATTTGCTAGACAGGACGAGGCACTCAAGGCATGTGCTATTCATGCTAGGCAGATTGCCAAGTCATATGATTGTGCTGTATTCTACATGTCACAGCTATCAGCAGAGGCAGAGGGTAGATCACAGTTGAACCAGTCTATGATGGAAGGGTCACGCACAGGTAAAGCAGCAGAGGCAGACCTAATGATCCTGATTGGAAAGTCACCATCTGTTGAAGGACAAGAAGAGGATAGTCCATTGCGACATATTAATATTGTCAAGAACAAGTTGAACGGTTGGCATGGTATGATAAACTGTGAACTCAATTATTTGACAGCGAGGTACGAAGGATGAAACTAACATTAGATGTAGAGAATACCGTCACACATCGTGATGGCAAGATGCACCTTGATCCGTTTGAGGCGAACAACAGCCTGACAATGGTGGGCATACTAACTGACCAAGGGGAGTCTT